TTACCTTAGCTGCAAGCTTAGGCGTAACCGTTCCTTTTCTTGCTAATCTTTCCATTGAAAATAATATTGATTTATCTACTTATGATTATGATCCTAGCGATCTAACTGCTTACGAAAACTTGTTTCCTAAACAAGCAGAACTTAAAAGAATTAAAGAATTTAAAACATACGAGGATAGTTTTTACCCAAAACCCGTCACAGAGAACACGGATCTTAGCGGAATTATCCTTGAAACAATAAAAAAAGATGAGGAAGTAAAAAAAACCATAGATCAAGAAGGTAATGAAATACCTCCTTTACCTGATCTACCCCCCGAAGATCCTGAGGAAGACCCTGATGAAACAACTATTGTTTATGAAACTGCCGAACAGTATGCCGAACGACTCGCGAGAGAAAGTACAGATGAATTGATTGATAAAGGAGTTAACAAGCTTAAAGATAAATACAAAGAAATAGAGGAGAAGAAAAAATTTTCTTTGAATCAAGGCGATCCTCAAAAAGAAGATACCAGTGTTGAAACAATTAACCCTAAAGATTTTTTAGCTAAAGACAAAAACACAAAGTTTTACATTGAAGCTCTTGTTCCTGATAAAATTAATGGAAATGTAGACATACGAGAAATAGATTATTTAAATAAAGAAGTGCCCATTATTGACTATAAATTTAACGTAAAAACATTAAACGATGTTAAAGAAAACACTCTTAAAGAAATAAATAAAAATACTAATGTTGATGTTATGGAGATGGCAAAGAAACATGGTTTTAAAATGCCTGATTTAGATTTAATTAATAACTCTTTAGAGGGAGGGGCAGATGAGAGATATTGGTATCAAAAAGGAAGTCAGTGGATGAATAATTTTTTACAAGATTTTACTCCTGAAGAACAAAATGATTTCTATGATATACTTTCTATTACATCAGGAGGGTTAGACCCTTATCAAAATTTAAAAGTTGCTATTGGTGTGTTCTCCGATCACCTTAATGATAGACCTATTCGTATAGGGTTTCGTCAAGCAGCTTCTTTAAACAAATTTTTACAAGATCCTGATTCAAGTATTAATAGTCCTAAGTTTGGTAACTATGTTGATACTTTTAAATACTTTAACAAAATTTCTGACCGTGCCCCAAATACTGTAATAGATTTGCAAATGGCTGCTATATTTGGAATAGATCCTCAAGTACTTGCGGCTAATCCTGAACTTTACGCTTTAGTCACTAAATCATTAAGTAATTTAACTAATGAAGTAAACAAAACATCATCTGAGGGAGAAGAGCTTCAACCTATAGAATTACAATCTTCTTTGTGGTCCGAGTACAGAGGAGGTTCTACTAACTACGCACAAATGGGGGATAAATTAATTAAAGATTTACAGAATGACGGTTTTGTTTTTAAAGATAATATACTTAGGAGAGATGAATTAGCTGATCCTAATTTTGTAGAAAAAATTCAGACTACTGTAGGTCCTTATACAACATCAATGAAAGCAACTATTGAGGTAGGAAGTTATCTTACGCCTAACGGTAAAAAAATAGAACAGTTAATTAACAATTTTTCAGATGATAATGTTCTAATGAATCAAATTAATCAAGTTCATAAAAGTAATTTAACTAAACTTATTAGTAAAAAAGGTAAACAACCTTCTGTTATGGAAAATCTTATTTCCTCAGTCATAGGAGAAAAAGCAGAAGTATCTAGAATGATGACAGGTTTAGGTACATATGATGGAAAAGCTAATTTTAATGTTATTGTTCCTTTAACTGTTAAAACTAAAAATGGTGTTATTCCATTAAATGTGAATCAAAGAAAACAAATATTGTCTTTATTAGGGCAACATTTAGATCAAGACGCTATGGCAGCTAGTAATTTTCAAGCTTTAGATAATGAAAAGGATATAAATTCTAATGCTATGCCTACTGTTCAATTATATATTCAATCAAGTTATACTCAAGATGATGTACAACGGTTACATAAATTAACTGGATTAGACTTTAATATTACACCAGTTCCAGGAGGTTTTGTTGCTTCCGTCATATCTTTTGATGGGATGCCTAAAGAAAAAAAGATACAAGATAGTTTTCAAAAAGTATTTGGAAAAGAAAAGAATATGGTGTATATTCCGTCTGAATGGGTTTCAGACTATATAGAATCTAATGAATATGAGGAGAATATAAATGGGCTTCAAGAAAGTGTCACTGAAAGAATGGAAGGCGATGGGGTTACCAACTTCAATATCGAGTATCTCGACAGTATCATCTCCACGATCCAAGCAATTGCGTCGTCGCGAAACGAAGGTTACGGAAAAATCCTCGACTCCACAAAAGTCATAAACTTACTGAATAAAAATAAGATTAAGCTAAAAAGCAAAGGAGGCTCCATTGAGATACCTGAATTTCATTTTGGTGGCTTTATAGACATTAATAGGTTATAAAAAATTATGGCTGAAAACAATATTGATCAAAAAATACAATCAGTTGTTGGCGAAACAATTGAAGACGCAATTCAAAACGAAGAACCTGTTGAAATAGAAATAGTTACTGAAGAAACTATTGTTGATGATGAGCCAATAGAACAAGATTTTTACGGCAATCTATCCGAAGAGATGAGCGATAGTGAGCTTGGGGTTATTTCTAGTGATTTAATGGGTGACTATGAAAACGATAGAGCGTCACGCGAAGAATGGGCACGTACCTACACACAAGGATTAGATTTATTAGGTGTTAAGTTTCAAGAACGAACAAGACCGTTTCGTGGTGCGAGTTCCGTTACACATCCTTTATTAGCAGAAGCCGTTACACAATTTAGTTCAACAGCCTTTAAAGAAATGATGCCTTCAGGTGGCCCTGTGAGAACACGTGTCGTAGGAAAAGAATCAGTTGAAGTGTATCAACAATCACAACGTGTTAAAGAATTTATGAACTACCAGATCACACAAGTGATGGAAGAGTATACACCTGAATTAGATCAAATGTTATTTTATTTACCTCTTAGTGGATCCACATTTAAAAAAGTATATTATGATGCACAGCTTGGAAGAGCCGTATCAAAGTTTATTCACGCGGAAGATCTTGTTGTTCCGTACACCGCAACTGATTTAAATTCATGTGAAAGAGTAACTCATGTTGTGAGATTATCAGAAAATGATGTACGAAAAAAACAAGTAGCAGGATTTTACAGAGATATAGATATTCAACCCTCTCCCCCTAATACACCTTCGTATAGTACAGGAAACATTAAAGATGCTATTAATAATTTAGAGGGTGTTCAAACAACAGGAGAATCCGAAACTGTTTCTATTTTAGAATTTCATGTAGACTTAGATTTATTTGGATATGAAAATAAACAAAACGGAGAAGAAACAGGAATTAAACTTCCCTATATTGTTACTCTTGATGAGTACTCAGGAAAAATTTTGGCTATTCGTCGTAACTATGAGGAAGGGGATCCGTTATTTAAAAAGAAACAATACTTTGTTCATTATAAATTTTTACCTGGCTTAGGTTTTTATGGTTTTGGTTTAATACATTTAATTGGAGGTTTATCACGTACCGCGACTCAAGCTCTTCGTCAATTAATTGATGCTGGAACTTTAGCTAATCTTCCTGCGGGTTTCAAGACACGCGGTCTACGTATCGCTGATAATGATGAGCCTTTACAACCAGGAGAATTTAGAGATGTTGATGCACCATCTGGTGCTATCCGTGAAGGATTAATGCCATTACCCTATAAAGAACCATCACAAACATTATTTGGTTTACTGGGTTTTGTTGTACAAGCAGGACAACGTTTTGCACAAATAGCAGACATGCAAGTTGGTGACGCAAATCAAGGAGCACCTGTTGGAACAACTATTGCACTACTAGAACGCGGTTCGCGTATCATGAGTAGCGTTCACAAAAGAATGTATTATGCAATGCAACAAGAATTTAAATTATTAGCTAATGTTATTCAATCATACCTTCCTGATGAGTACCCTTACGCGGTTGTTGGAGGAGATAGATCCATTAAGCAAACAGATTTCGATGAACGCGTCGACATTATACCTGTCGCTGATCCGAACATATTCTCCATGGCACAACGCATTCAATTAGCACAAACTCAGCTTCAGATGGCTACGAGTGCGCCTCAACTCCACAATGTGAAAGAAGCTTATATTCGCATGTACGAGGCTTTGGGCGTTTCGGATATTGACAAGATTATGAAACTTGAAAAACCCGAACCAATGAGCCCATCCATGGAGAACCGTAAATTAATAGAAGAAGATAAGATTGAAGCTTATGAAGGACAAAACCATGATGCTCATATTCAAGCACATTTAGTTTTAGGGCTATCACCTGTTGTCCAGTTAATGCCTCAAATTGGTGTTGAAATTAATAAACATATTTTACAACATGTCACTATTAAGGCAAAAGAAGCTGTGGCACAACAAATAGAACAAGCAGAACAACAAATGGGAGAAACAGCAGAAGGCGGAGATCTAGAGTTAATGTCTGAAGCACAAATTGCCACATTAGAGGCACAATTTATGGGTGAAGTACAACAATTACAAGCACAAATGAGTGGAGCAGGAGAACCAGACCCTGTGGTTGCATTAAAACAACAAGAATTACAACAAAGAGCTATGAATGACCAAGCAAAGCTAAAATATGACCAACAAAGACTAGGTTTTGAGCAACAAAAACTACAACAAAAAGACGAAATAGATAATGCAAGAATTGATTCTCAAGAAGACATTGCACAGCTTAGAGCAAATATTAATCTTAAAAAATTGGATGCTAAAGGTGATGGACCAGGTTTTCAATATAAAAATAATAAATGAACATTGTTTTAACTCCACAAAATATTTTTGATTCCTATTTAAAAGAATTAGATAAAAAAATTAAAGAAACAGTGCACTCTCCTGAGCAAGCTTTAATTATGGTGGAAGTTTTAATGGTAAAAGTAAAAGAACTTTTTACACAAAAAGGTTATACTGAGGATGATGCTTTACTATTTATGGAACATACGTTACAAGAATTAGATGAGACTAAACCAACAATACATTAGGAGATAGAATGGCATTAAATAACCCAAAACCAAAATTCATCAATGGTTCTAAATATGCAAACGCAAAGATGACTGTTAGTAATGACATGAATCCTTATGCAGGAAAACACGTAAACCAGCAAAAAATTGTTGATGTATATACGGCTAGTATGGAAGGACCGAAGGTTACACAAAACTTAGGTGCTGGACCAAAAGGACAAAGAAGTAAAGCACAAATTAAAAAGGTTCCTTTTAAGGGCTTATTTTAGTGGATTGCAAAATCTGCGGGCATGACTGTCATTGCAGTAAAGCGGGGTCTTGTTGTAGTAAAGAAGACTGTCATTGTAATTCTTGCGAACATTAAATTATTAAGGTAGACTGTTTTTTTTAAAGGAGGTTTTATGAAACTTTTAAAAGATATATGGGCTCACTTGAAAGAGTGGTCAGACTGGGGCATGAAAGACT